AGTGTCAAGTTTACCGCCGTTTCCGTACTGAATAAAAGCAGCATAATCACTTTGATCGTAGGTGTAAGTGTTAGCTGTACCAGTCGGTCTGCAACCGTACCCGCCAACAGGATACGAGCCGTTCGCGTTACCAGCCACAAAAGCAAAACCGCCAAACGCACCCCAATTAGCGCCGCTGCTATAGAAGAAACGCGCCACGCGCGTACTAGCAGACGAAATTGATACTAGGTCGGCGGAAGGAAGGTACATCCCGTTAGTGGGAACGGACGACCCAGATGGAATGAACGCCGTAGCAGTTGCAGTGCTACCAAAAACTGTTCCGCTTGCATCAGCGTCGATAGAGATTTTGTCAGATGTATTTACACCAATGAGCCATTTACCGACTGCGCCAGTCGTAAAACCGCGAAGGTGTTGGTTGTTGGTATTAAGATATATGTCACGAGACGCTTTTATATCTACCGATCCTGTGGTCTGCAAAATTCCTGAAAATGTTCCAGCCGCAGCCGTTAGAGTGCCGGTCAGCGTAGGACTCGCGCTCAACACCATATTACCTGTGCCGGTCACGGCATTGCTCAACGTTACGCCGCCGTAGGTAAGCGCGGCAGACATCGTAGTTGCGCGGGTAAGTGTAATGCCACCAGTCGCCGTTCCGTTAATTGTAACAGTCCCGCTGCCCTTGGCATCAATCGTCAGGTTTTCGTTCGTGCCAGACGAAGTGACAGACAGAGCCATACCGCCAGCAGCCGCCGCACCTTTCAGGTTCAGGCCGGTCACAACCGACGCGGTAGAGGCATCGACATTTAGGACAGGGTTGGTGGTGCCTTGGCGACCAACTGTAAGAGCGTTGGCGCTGGTGGATGTAATGACTTCGTTGGCAGAAACAGCCAAGACCCCGGTACCATCCAAATTTACCGATTTACCGGAAGGATAGGTAACAAACACATCCTTGGTACCCGCAGAGAAGGTAACCTTAGTTGTGCCGCCCGCACTGGAGGAGAGAACCGTATCACGCGAAAGCGTGGTACCTGACGACGTGTAGGTACCGATACCGACTTCCCATTCAGAACCACCGGCAATCGTGTAATAGGTAGTGTTCCCGTTACCGATAACTGAGAAGTTCTGAAAACCAGTAGGCGCAGTCCCGCTAAGGGTAACCGTGCCCTGACCAGTCGTAGTCGTAGTATCTTTTACGCGATCTGCGAGAACAAGCGCCATTTAGGCAATCCTGATGATAGCCGCCGCATTGGTAGCCGCCGGGAAGATGATGGTGAAATCACCAGCCGTGGAGGTCTTGTCCGAACCAAAGTCCAGCACGCACACAGCCGCATTGGTCAGGGTGGTGTTGGCGTTGGAGTTAGCGGACGGAGTGCTGTTATAGATCAGCGCACCGCGAGCCGTGATGGTCGCATTGGCAAAGGTAAGGTCGCTGAAGTCCGTAAAGCCAGTACCCGTCGAAGCGGTGTTGTTGGACGTAACCACACCCAGATTGGACAGCGAGCCGCCACCAGCCGAGTAGTTAGTACCAGAAACTTCGTTCGAAGCCGTATACGCCGTAGTGTTGGCGTCGATAGAAGCCGAAGAAGTGTAAAGCGCCAGTTTGAAGGTGTCGCCACCAGTAGCGCGGAAGTCATGCACGGCCAAGAGAATCTCAGCCTTGAAGCTAGTGCACATCGCCTGCGTAATCGCCATGTAAGTCTCCTTAATTATCTAGAATTTTAACCAGCTCTGGGTAGCCAGCCTTGTTGAACTTACTAACCAGAGTCACGTTGTGAGCCCTAACGGCCTCATTCATGTAGTACACAAGCACAGAGCGAATGCTGTCTTTGAACGCTTCGGCCTGCTCACGGATAGCCGGGTGCGCATTACCCCCGACATAAATGATCTTATCCAGTGCCCGTTCAGCCAGCTCTTCGGGAGACGCACCACGCCCTTGGGTCGCCTGCACCATGACACTACCGATATTGCCGCTAATAACGTCAAACATATCATCTCACCGGGTAACGGACTTGCTGGGTTCTGTACATATCCTGCCGGTTCTTGCCTTCCGCCAGTGCCTTCAGTTGTGCCAGAGCTTCGTTGTACCGATTTTGGTACTGCGCCACTACGTCAGCTTCGCTCTTCATGTAAGTCGCGGCTTCCAACAAAGACCCGTAAAGCAGCACGGTGTCGAAGTTATCGCCCAACCACGACGTACCGGCAGTCACAATGGACGGCGGGTAGTAGAAGTAATGCAGTTCCATGTTGTAGTTGGCATCAGGGGTCGGACCAAGAATGTAGGAGTTCTGGTCAAACATGGCGTAGTGGGTGGGCTTGCCAGTGGTTGCCGGGTACGGGAACGCCTCACGGATGTAGTTAACATCCTTGTTCAGCAGGTATTCGTAACCACCAGTAACCGGGTCAATGACAGCCAAAGAGAAGTTAGCCAGCCAGTCAGACGGCACGCTCAGGTACATATTACCCGAGGAAGCATTACCCGTAACGTTCTTACGCAAGTCCAGAAGCTGTACGTTGTTATAGATACGGGTCTCAGCCTGCTCTATGAACGTATCAATCTGCTGGGTAGACGTAAGACCGCCAGACCCCTCCGTATCCGGGAAGTCGTTCTCAGTATAAGCCTTGATCGTGCTGACAAGCGTGGCGTAGTTCATTTAGCCCATCTTCGTGCTGTGACCAGTGCCCTTCGTGGCCGCACCAGTGCCGCGTGTCTTCTGCGTCTGGGTGTTAGCGACGTTGTTGGGGTAGCCGCTGTTACCGTTGATCGGAACCGGCTTCGGTTTCCTGTAAATCTTCTCGGCCATGTTAAATTCCCGCCTTACGGACAGAGCGCACGGACTTCTTCTGGTTCGCCACCTTGGCGAGACCACGGCCCATATCCTTCATCTGCATATTGGTCTTGCCGCCCTTAGCCAACTTGGTCATCGGCTTACCCGGGTGCATACCCTTTTCGTGCTTATGGACAGCGGCCTTAACCATGGCCTTGTCCTGCTTGATATCGTTCTTAGCCATATTCTACTCCTATGTAGTCTGTATAGTTACGGTGCCTACCTGACCCTGCCCCAAAAGGGTATTTACAAGGCCAGACAGATTTAACGGATTATTCAACCCTACCGGGTCCCATCCCCACTGTATAACACGGCTACCACCAGAAGGCGTGCCAAAAGCATCCTCCGCGCTGGGGACCGGCGGGTTTACCGTCAGGATTTGCAGGCCAGTCAGACCGGCCTGAAGGTAGCTGTTATCCCGGCGTGGGTTGCGCAGGGCTTGGGGGTCGTCCACGGGGTACATACCCAGCTGGAGCTGGGGCTGGTCGGGTTCCCAGCAGGTGGGGCAGACCAGAATATTGACGTTTTTTGTCTTGATGACGAGCTGCCGGAGTTCCTTCAGCTTATATCTGAAGCCGCATCTATCGCACTCTGCGATAGCCTTTTTACCGGAAGCAAACCTATTGGGCATCTACGCCCCCTAGAAGAACATCTGGCGAGGGGCCAGACGGAGGGAGGCTTTCTCACGGTCCTCGTCGGCGGCAAGCTGCCACTGCTCGTCGTACATGGCCTTCAGCATAGACACCCGTTCAAGGGCATCTGGGATTTTCAGGGCCAGATAATAGGCCAATCCAGCCACCATGCAGGGCAGCATACGAAAGGGGATATCCTGCGTATCGACGCCATTTCCGGCGTCCTGAATACGGCGCAGCCGCCAGTATACGAAGGTGTAGTAGTTGCTCTGGTCGGGGCAGGGCCAGACGTTAATGTTCGGGTAGTCAATACCCGTAGCCACATCCGTACCCGCAGGTTGCCCACCCACCGGATACTTTGCACCTGACTGCCTGTTGATCCAGACCTGAATGGGACGGCCTTGGGTCAGCTTGTTGGGGATGGTAGCGTAAGTATCTACGCTAATACGGGTAATATTGATGTCGGTCTGGTTGATACCCGACTGCGTACGAATCACGTGGTCCAGCAGATCAATCGTGTCTGCAGGAAGGTTGTAGGTAACCGTCCCCTGAACCATGGGGATCGACCCCTGTTCAATAGTCCAGAGATTTATCCCCTTATTTGCCCACTCTATTGTCAACAGGTTCAAACTACGACGCGCTGTACGCAGGTCGTAACCAGTACGCAACTCTACCCCGCACCGTTCGAAGGCTTCTTCGATCAGGTTATTTAGGTCGAGATTGAAGGTTGTAGTACCAGAAGTGGTCATCTGTACCTTGCCGTTTTACTGGCGATAGCCTTGGGTTGCTTAACGAACTGTTTACCTTTGGCAGTGCCTTCGCGCTTTGCCCTAGTAGTAGCAGCGTATTCAGCCGAAGAAAGGGACTGACGAGCCGCCTTGGGAAGATACCGTTCGCCTGTAGCCTTAGCCCCCTGCGTGGAGGGTTTCCCAGACTTAGTACCCCATTCTTCCTTAGTCCACTTGGACAGAGACTTCTGGGCTTCGGTCTTGGGACCCTTATACCCCCCACCGGATTTCTTGTACCGCTGAGTAGCAAGCTGGGCTTTACGGGCAGACCATTGACCCGGTTTGCCGCCTTTGTCGCCAGCTTTTACACTGGCGACAACACGCTTCCACTTACTCTCGTCGGTACGAGCCATTACTTCTTCCTAAAACCCTTCAGCATCTCAGCGAAACGAGCCCGCTGACCAAGCTTACCGGGGGCCTTAGCAGCCTTAGCCAGTTTCTTAGCCGGGATAGGTTCGCCCTTCTTGGCACCAAGGCTGGCACGGAGAGCACCGGGCTTCTTGATAGCCTGCTGAATAAACTTACCACCCTTGGCCTTACGACGACTTTCAGGGACGTACGGCTTCCCATCGGGACCCTTGACCAGAGGCTGCTTACCCACGATGTCCTCATCGCTAGGCCCCAGACGCTTCATCGGGGCTTCTTTCTTCGGTCCAGCCTTCGGACGCGGGCGGTCCATAATGTCTCTAATCCGGCCAAAGGCGTCCTCAACCGAACCTGCCGCGTTATACTTCTTCACCTTGCCGCCCTTAGCGTACATCTTGACCTTATCCGGGTTGTCTTTCCGGGTGATCGTCTTGGCCTTGGGCATCTTAGAGGGGGACATAATGCCCATACCCCGGGACGGTCTCATATCAGCACTTGCCGCCATTCTTCATGGTGA